TTGCAGACAATGCTGCGGTGTAGGAATCCATAAAGGATTGCCATGAGAACTCAATCTTCGATGGAAGATCAAGGCGAGACTTTGCGTCATACGCTGCTGCAAACTTGGTGAACAAACTGCGGTTACCGTAGCTCACGCCACGCGCCTTCTGACCATCCTTGATTAAGGTGGTTTCATAGTTAGCAAACAGATTGAAATCAACCCAGTCCTTTATCAGGGCGTTGACCTTCTTGTTGCAGCGCATCTCCCAGCGATCATAAGGTTCCAACTCAGGATCTTTGTACGCCTTGGATGCAACGTGGCTTAACAGAATGATGTTCATACCTTTCTGTGTGTGAGCTACGTTCAGCCCATTTAACAGATGAACCCATGCGTTCTCTTCTGCCACATAGAACGCGCCGTACCCTGCCTTTGGATCTGCCGCGCTTGACCAACCATTCTGAGCACACACATATGCTTCGCCCAACTTGGCGGCAGCGTCAGTCGTATCCAGAACCACGGTCTTGTAGGCATGATCTTCAGTCACAAGAGTCTTCACTTGCTCGATAAGATCTTCCCAAGTATTAGCTTGAGGGAACCTTGGCGCATCGATGAAAGACAATCCGTCTTCTGCTTGCATGAAGATACATGCATCTGCATTAGCACCAAAAGTGCTCTTGCCTATACCGTCTGTGCCTTGGATGTTTATCCGCACTGGGGGTATTAGCCCACCGCTTTCGCGGGTACTCGTAACCTGCTGAAGTAAAGACATATTAGTCCTCCTCTTGTAGTAGTTTTTCAGCATTTATGGATTTGACCCTAGGGTCCCCTAACTTAATTGAATGTGCGTCATGCCACTTGGCAGCTTCGGCTGGACGAGCCAATGCATATTCCTTGAATGCACGCATATCAATCTTGTATGTAGTTTGCTGAGTAATGAAGGAGGGCCAGTCTTGCTTTGGGATTGATTCAACTACTTCATCAAGGATCATTTGATCCCAGATGTGATCTCTCTTTCTCTCGACAGTGATGCCACCGTCTGTTCTCTCGCCACCCTCGTTATGGATCGGAGCAAGTATTGCACTTACTTCTTTCGTATCCAACAACTCGCTATTCAACTTCTTAATCGTTCTGTCTATTTCTTCTTTTTTACTTTTCGCGCCTGCTAGTTGCAGTGCTAAACACTTGGCACTTGTCATGCTTCTTTCCTTTTCTTATCAACTCATCTCTCTACGAAACAGATAATGCAGGAAAGTCTCAGGAAGTACAATACCTTTTTATAAAATAATTTTACAAACGGATATTACATTAGTAGTATGGGTCAACTGAACTAACAAAAAGAAGTGTCATGGAATTTATGATTGAACAAAATGTGCCGAAGCCAAGCCACCCTACCAAGGGTCAGGGCAAGTGGCAAAAGCTTTTGAAAAAGATGGCGGTTGGTGACAGTGTGGCTGTCAACTCAGAAGAAAGTGTTAGAGGCATTAGATCGGCAGCGTACAAAATGGGCATGACAATTTCAGCAATACGAGTTCAAGAAAATATTTATCGCGTTCACAGGAAGTCTTGATGATGCCATTCTTAGCCAGTAGCTATGACGGGCCTATGTCTCCTGAAGCAAAAGCAGAACTATTACTTGAGATGTGGGAGCACGGGCTCCATGTGATTCCTTGTGGCTCACCAACTGAGGTGGTGCCGCAATACTTTCGGACCAGGCATCCGTTCGACTCTGAAGATGAACTCAAAGCCAAGTGGGCCAAGACACCAAGGGTTAAATGGCAGCACTATCAAAAGGTTCAGCCGTCTCAAGATGAGATCAAGCAGTGGCATAGCCAATATCCTTCTGCCAACTGGGCGGCGATCACAGGCATAACATTTAGCGTAGTCGATGCAGACTCAGATGATGCAATCAATTGGATTGAAGCTGGAGCTATCACAAGAACGCCATTGAAGCAGACAACGCCAAGGGGAGGAGCTCATTACTTCTATTCACTTGGCTCTACCTTGATTCGTAACAGCGCAGGAAAGAACAAGCTCGATGTGCGTGGTGACGGCGGGTATGTGATGGTCGCGCCTTCGCACGGTTATGTGATGTCATGCGATGAACAGTATGCCGTTGGCGGCATGGATGATCTACCCGCCCTAGTCGATAACGATCTGCAAATGGTTCATGTCTTCAATACAGGCAGCAAGGTCGAATCGATCCGCGAAAAACTAACTGAGGCTCCACAAGAACAAGGCACGCGCAACGATACCTTGGCAAGACTAATAGGTAAGTGGGTCAAAGAAGGCTGGGGTATGCGTGAGGTTCTGATCAAAGCGCAGGACTGGAACCAAACATGCTTTCCTCCTATGGACTTGATCGAGGTAACCCGCACAGCCATCAGCATAGTTAACGGGCATATCAAGCGACACCCGGATGATGTGAATGCAGGGGTTATGGGGTGGGAGACATCCAAGTGGCAGACTGATATCAATGAAGACCTCAAGGTCATTCAGTCACAAGAAGATCCAATAGAAGAAAAGAAACGCGAGGGTGAAGAAGATAAGTTATCAGGCCCACTAGGATTACAGCCGTTCAGTGCTGATTCATGGACGGGCATGACAGACAGCGGCATTCAGCAATACTGGGGCGATGCATTCATATTTCAAAAGAGTCGGGTGCTGTTACTTGGTAAGCCAAAGATTGGTAAGTCCAACTGGCTTGGTGCATTTGCAGCGGGGGCAACTACAGGTACAGACTTCATGGATGTGGAGTTCAGTCGGCCACTCAAGGTGATGTGGTTTCAAGCAGAAATCATCGCAGAGTTCTTGAAGCGCAGGATAGACACCTATTATCGTCGGTTTGATTTCGATGACGATCTCAAACGCATGGGTCACAACAACCTGATCATCAGTGGGCGGCTTAGAAAGAACCTTATGCGGGACCAAGACATCGAGCAGTTCAGCCAAGAGATTGAGTTTCACAAGCCAGACATCGTTATGATTGACCCGATCATTAACTTCTTTGATGGTGAAGAGAACAGCAACACAGAGATACGCAAACTACTGGATCGGGTAGACATGCTGATCGATATGCATGACATCGCTGTGATCATAGCCCACCATACAGGTAAAGAACGGGCAGATGATAAGTCGTTTATGTCTGCGCGGGGCGGTAGTGTGTTTGCTGGTTGGTTCGATAGCGGTATCAAACTCAGCGGCGAGAAGCCAGATGTCTCTATTTTCTATGAAGCACGTAACGCAATGGAGCCCAAGGAACATCTAGCCAGCTTCGACTTTGGCGATGGCTTGTGGAAGGTAAATGAGTTTACGCCTAGGAATACAAAGCCTCAATTGACTGAGGATGATGAGGTGGCTATCGCAAATGTTGTAGTCGATGCAATGAGCAGCACAAAGTTTTATCTGCGTAAAGAGCTTGAGCTCCTAGCCAAAGAAGCTCTGAGCAAATCAGGCATGAACAGTGGTAACAAGGCTTCTCAAAAAGCCGTGTCTTTTGTGCAGAAATATAAGGGCAGCATAGTTAAGACGCACGCACAACCTGGGATGGCGGTGTGGCACTATCTGGAATCAAATGAAATGACAAAGCCTTGGGAGGCATAGCGATGAGTGATGAAAAAGAATTTGGATATAGAGTTAATTATAGTGGAACTCATTGGGTTCTGGTTAAAGCTAAAGACGAGCATGAGGCAGAAAAAAAACTTAATAGTTTCTACAACAACAAAGTAGAAAATGAAGGTTTGTGGGGTTACGAAATAGATAAAGGCCCAACTAATAGATATGAAGACAGCGCAGATGTGCGATTGATTATGCCGAAAGATTATTAACAAAAAACCCGCCAGCGGTGCGTATCGTGGGTGAGATGACGCGCACATAGCGGGTAACCCAAAGCAACAAGGGTCAAATGAACTTTACCAGTAAAAGGTTAACAAATACATGAGTGCAAAGATAACAGTTGAAGCCGAAGTTGAGGATAATTTAGTTGAAGACTTCATCGACACAATGAAAGCTTTGAGTGTGCTGACTAGAGCAAACGAGGATCTCAACGAAACAATAGGCGCTCTGTCCAAGAGCATTGCCAAGAACAGTGTTGAGATAAGGCGGCTGTCTAAAACGGTAGAGAGTTTAATTGAATCGATGGAAAAGTAATGAAGCGCAGTAAGGTTTGAAAAGCAATGAAGAGAAGTAAGGTTGAGAAAGAAGTGGGGCCTGGTGGCATGATGCTACGCGCAATAGAGGCACAAGCACATGCACATAATCGGTACATAAAGAAGAAGCTGGATGAGGTTAAAACAGATTTGTTTACCTATGATGAACTGCTTAAGATCTTGGATATGCAGGTGGCGGGTGAATCATGTGTTGCTATGGCCAAGAAGATGGAGCGGCCCGAAGTACAGGTGCGACACCTAATTAACAGGACAGCATGGCCAGGTCCTAGGCAGATAGGGTGAGCGATATGAAGAGCGATATTAAGAGCGATATGAAGATCGTTGTGAGTAATGAATGGCATGTAGAATGCCTGTCATGTGGCACAGAATATTATTTGGTTGAGTACCCCGGAATGGACTACAAAGGGTGCCGTAACTGTGGCAAAAACATACTGTATGTGACCGACCATAGNGTGAAGGTTGGGCCTGTGAAGGGTCCGAATGGTAGGCCTGTGAAGGGGCCTAATGGTAGGGGTGGGCGTAATAAAACTGTTGGGCGCGGTGATACATTTAGGCCCTAAAGTTAAAGCAGTTTCGAGGTTTGGCGCGGCCTCGATTTACCCAAATTAGGTAGGGTCAAGGGGGGTTTTTGATTTTGACCCTACCCCTGTGGATAAGTAGGTTAAGTCATTGATTTATAAGGAAACTGAGGTAGGGTCACATGGGTCAAGCGTGACCCTTGTGACCCATGACTGTACCCCCACCTAAGTCCTTGATTTATAAGGGTGGGTCAAGGGTCACGTGGGTCACTTCTAAAGAAGGGGAGAGAGATATAAATATCTCCCCTACGGGATACCCCCTTACTCCCTTCTTTGAAGAGGGGTGGGGAAAGGAAAAAAAAATAATTGGAGTTTTAAAATGAGTGAAGAATCAGATGTTGAAATGAGCATAGAACATGATGCTGATACAGACATTTTGAATAACCCTAAACGGCATGCAATTGCTAAGTTTAAGGAGCGGCCTTTCACTAAGAAACAACAAGCTTTTATCCAGGCGTATGTGTATCAAGATATGACTAATACTGAGTGCGCTCATCGAGCAGGATACTCAGTACCCGCTCAGTCAGCATCAATGCTTTTGAATGATCCAAGATTCACACATATCCAAAATAAAATCCGGGAGCTCCAAGAGGCTAACCAGAAGAAGTATGAGATTACTTTTGAGAAGGTTGCCCGTGACCTTCAAATGATTAGGGATGCAGCAGTTGAGGATGGCTCTTATGGCGCAGCCGTAACAGCAGAGTTAGGCAGAGCAAAACTTGCGGGCCTTATGGTCGATAAAAAAGAGATCAAGCACGGGCGAATCGATCAGATGGATAGAGCAGAAGTGGAATCAAGACTACGCGCATTGATCGATAAGAATGAACTTGCGCCCGTCCTCAAGGAGAAGGTGGTGAGCGAGGATGGGGTTCAGGAGGATGGGGTTAAGGAGGATGGGATTCAGGAGGATGGTGAGGACTTCTCCGATATCGCAGAAGAGGAGGCAGAGATCATGGAACAACAGGCTGATGCCATAGCAGAGATAGAGGAGATCGATGGGTACGAAGAGTGGGATGGCGAGGATGAGGAGGAAGATGGGGAGGGAGATGAAACGCATGAGGGTTAGTCCCCATGCGTTTTGTTTTTTACTTGTTTTTTATGTGCTCAACCAGAAGTCTTGGCGGTCTGAACATCTTGCCCTTGCGAACTAATGCTGTAAGACGTTTAGACTTTGGGACTTGTTTAGCTTGCCATGCTTGCACCCTATGGTTAGCACAACAGAACCTTGATTGAGGATGATGCGCCATGAATAGCTTTTTACACCAATCACATTTGAATTCACGCAAGACCTTGTGCTTGTGAATCTCAGATGAGTTGTCTCTTAAGCCGCCCCATGCGCCTTCATCTTGTGTCGGATCGGAATCATCATGCATTACATGATTCCTTAAGCATCAATTCAATCGATGTCCATGTGTCTTTTAGTTCAGATTCTTCTTCTCTGCTATGTGCATGCGACCAGAAGCATGTGCCTATCAGGCCATTAACTCTTGGGTCATCAGAAGATGAATGCATCAAGCGCGTTAATAGTTCATGTTGCTGAGAATTTAGTTCAATGTTCATGGTTCATTTCCTTTTCTTTTTCAATTCTTTCTTCACACCAGCAACAAATATCGTATTCATAACTTGTGAGAATGCAGTCGCATCCCGCACAGTGATAATGATCTT